GTATAGATATGGAGGGGCAGTGGGCTGCCGGACGCCCGTTGGGCTGCTCGGACTGTACACCTCATGCCATGGCATGGCTGTGGCTCCCCCCATATGGTTACCCTGTGTGTCCCATGCTGTGAGCAGGCGTTTCGTGAGGGGGACAGTTTGTGGCGGGACAGTGTGGGTGTGTTTTTAGGAGGTGTTGGATGCCGCAGAATGGTGGTGGCCGGGGTTGGAAATGGGATGAGTCTTCGGGTCAGAAGACGATGCCGAAGAAGTGGGCGCAGTTGTTGGATTGGTTGTTGCAGGGTCCCGATAGGGATCCTAAACATCAGTATGAGTGGGCTGCTGAGAATGGGGTGCATGAGGATTCGGTGCGGCGTATTAAGCGTGATCCTCGTTTTGCGAAGGAGTGGGATCGTCGTGCTGCGGAGTTGAATATTCATCCTGAGCGGACTCAGTCTGTGATTGATGCGTTGCATCAGCAGGCTGTGGGTGGGAGTGTACAGGCTGCGTCGTTGTATTTGCAGTATATTGAGAAGTTTACTCCGAAGCGTCGTGTGTTGGTTGATGATGATCGTGAGGCTTCTGGTTTGTCGGATGGGGAGTTGGCTGATGAGTTGTTGGCTCAGGTCCACCATTTGAGGGTTGTGGGGGATTAGGGTGGCTTGGCCGAAGGTTACGGAGCGTGTGGTGTTGGGTCCAGCGTTTGATGGTGATGATGAGCAGGTGTGGCGTGAGGAGGCGTTTGGTGAGCGTCCTGTGTTGGGGCCGTGGGGGGATCCGTTTCATGGGCCGCAATCTGATGAGCCGTTGGTGTGCGGGTTGGAGAACCCTGAGGTGTGCGAGTCGTGTCAGTGAGGGAGTGGGTGTTGTGCGGGACGGTGTTTGTTCTGTTCGGGTGTGTTGCTTTTACGGTTTGGGGTTTGGGTCGGACGTTACAGTCGTTGTTCGAGTAGATGAGCCGTCTGAGTGAACTTCAGAGGGAGGCGGAGTGGCGGCGTTGCGTTGAGGATGAGTCGTACTTCTTACGCATGTATTGGCATATTGCCCATCCTGCTCATGGTCGAATATTGTTTGATCTTCGGGACGCCCAGTCTTTCGCTTTAGATCATTGGGATGAGAACCGTTATTCGTTGACTCTTAAGGCCCGTCAGATTGGGTGGACGACGTTGGTGGCGGCTCACCAGTTTTGGTTGGCGTTTTTTAGGCCGGATCAGAACATTATTGATTTGTCGCGTACGGAGCGCGAGTCGGTGTTGTTGCTTCGCAAGTCGAAGTATGGTTTTCAGCATTTGCCGGAGTGGATGGTGGAGCGTGGCCCGGAGTCGCTGGTGGAGCATCAGCAGAAGATGGCGTTTGGGAATGGGAGCCAGATTACTTCGATGCCTTCGGCATCGGATCCTGCCCGTGGCGAGTCTGCGTCGCTGGTTGTTGTTGATGAGTGGGCGTTTTTGCCTAATCCTGAGGAAGCGTGGGCATCTATTGAACCAGTGGCCGATGTCGGAGGCCGAATCATTGGTCTTAGTACGGCGAATGGAAGCGGAAACTTTTTCCACGAACTATGGGTGGGGTCGTCCACGGGGACGAACAGGTTCTCTCCGATGTTTTTTCCTTGGTCGGCGGCGGGTGATCGGGACGAGTCGTGGTATTTGTCGAAGAAAGAGTCGATGTTGCCGTGGCAGTTGGCTCAGGAGTATCCGACGACGCCTGAGGAAGCGTTCATAAAGTCTGGTAACCCTGTGTTTGATTTGGATGTGTTGGAGCGGATGAACGTTTTTGTTGAGGAGGGTCAGGGCGGTTATTTGTGGCGCCCGTCGGCTCGTTTTGTGGAGTTCCGTAAAGATGCTCACAGTTTGGCGTGAGCCTGTTGGTGGGCGCCCGTATTGTATGGGGGTTGATACGGCGGAGGGGTTGGCGCATGGGGATTATTCGTGTATTCAGGTCTTGGATGTTCGCTCTGGCGAACAGGTCGCTATTTGGCATGGGCATATTCCTCCGGATGCGTTGGCTGAGGAGGTGTACAATCTGTCGTTGTGGTATAATAGTGCGTTGACTTGTGTGGAGTCGAACAATCACGGGTTGACTACGATTGTTCAGTTGCGTCATTTGGGTCATCCGAACATGTTTCGTAAACGAACGTTGAATCGGGCGACTACCAAGGTGTCTTTGGAGTTTGGGTGGAAGACGACTCGCACATCGAAGCCTTTGTTGATTGATGATCTGGGGATGGCGTTGCGGTCAAGCGAGTTGACGATTCATGATCGGTACACGTTGGGGGAGTTGCGGACGTATGTGCGTAATGAGCGGGGTTCGATGTCGGGTTCACCGCATGATGACCGTGTGATGGCGTTGGCGTTGGCGAATGAGATGCGCCAGTACGCGTTTATGCCCGAGTTTGCACCGAAGGCGGACGATTATTGGACTGTTGATTGGTTTGCCCGGATGGTGAAGGATGATCCGAATCCGGATTTGAAGATTGGTTCCCATACGATGCGTGGGACAGTCTGACCAGTTCCTGTAGAGGCTTTATTAAGACTTGGAGGTCTTTGTGGCTAAGAATTTTGTGTCGCACACGAACGGCACTGTGACAATTGATGGACCGAACGGTCAGAACAACAAGATGGAACGTGGTGGTTCCGTGGTGGCTAACCCGATTTGGGAGCCTGCCGCGCCGAACTCTCCGGAGCAGCGGTTTGATGCTCCGAAGTACGCCAGTCAGACTGGCGGCTACGGGGAAGTCAGTGTCCGTGAGACACCGTTCAATCAGCATGGGCCGACGGGCAAGGTTGAGCCGTCGAAGCCTCAGCCGGACCTGAAGGGCCATAACGCTGCGCCGCACACTAAGCGCCCGTAACTGTGGCGATCCTCCCCCGGGAGGCGTCCTACGCGGAGTTCTGCGATTATACCGTGGGCCTGCGTGGGCCGTTGGCCTGCGCCGAGTTGGATGAGTTATGGGAACGTCGTCAGAAACTACTTGGCGTCAAGTTCGCAACTGGGCGGGGTTTCCGATCCCAGTTGCCTCCCGAAGAGCAGCATCTAAGCAGGGAAGAACGCGGCCAGAAGGCGGCGATGGAAGCGAAGGCGGCGGGTCGAAACATCGAACGCCTGCCGGATAAGGCGTACTTCTAATGGCGCGTAAGACGCGGGCTGAGCAGCATGAGATTGTCCAGCGCCGTCTGAGGTCGTCTGGGCGTTGGCGTGACGATATGGGCTATGACAGTCTGTGGCGTCGCATGAACGATTTGTACCGTGGCAAGCATTGGCCGCGTACAACCGCCAGTACGGAAGATTTGATTGCTGTCAATCTGGCGTTTAGTACGGTAAATGTTATTGCGCCGTCGGTGTCGGTGAATCATCCGAAGATTGTGGTATCTCCGACGTTGCCGGGGGATGGTGACAGGGCCACGTTTGTTGAGGCTGTCATCAATTACATGTGGCGGCATCACGATTTTCGCAATCCGTTTCGCCGCACCGTGAAGGACTTTCTGATTTTCGGCCACGGGTGGCTGAAGGTTGGTTGGAACTTTGTGGAGCAGGAGCGGTCTTTGGGGGATGTGGAACGTCAGGAAATGGGGGAGGACGCCTTGTTTGAGGCGGACTTGTACGGGATGGAAAACCCGGAGTTGGCTGGCGGTTTACCTAGCGATGAAGAGTTGCTGGCTATGATTCCCCAGACCAGCATGATGGTTGTGGAGGATCAGCCGTTTCTGGAGAGGATTTCTCCGTTCGACATGTTTGTCGATCCGGAAGCGACCTGCATGGCTGATGCGAAGTGGATCGCTCAGCGGGTTATCCGACGCCTAGAGGATGCCAAGACGGATAAGAACTATAAGCCGTCGGTTCGCAAGTCACTAACCGCAGACGCCATGCTGTACCCGATGTATGAATCTGGTAACCGTCAGGAACAAGAGCAGTTCCTGTTGGAAGAGGAGCGGGTGGCGATATACGAATACTACGACATCACTAATAATACGATGTCGGTATCGTCCATGACTGGCGACGAGTTCTTGGTGGATCCGATCCCCATGCCGTATGCGTACGGGCAGCCGTTTGTGATGTTGCGGAACTATGACGTTCCGGACTATTTCTACCCGATAGGTGATCTGGAAGCACTTGAGTCTTTGCAGACGGAGTTGAACAAGACTCGTTCCCAGATGATGAATGCCCGGAAACGGTATGCACGAAAGTACCTGTATCATGAGCGTTCGTTCGGCCCAGAGGGCCGCGAGGCTTTGGAATCGGATCAGGATGGTCGGCTGGTCCCTGTGGTGGACGAGAACAAGCCTTTGTCGGAGGTTGTGGTTCCGATGCCGCAAACCCCTCTTTCGCCCGAAGTGTACAATATGTCTTCAATTATTCAAGAGGACATTTACACTGTTTCGGGTGTGTCGGAGTATGCACGGGGGCAGTTCCCTGAGATTCGGCGTACCGCAACTGAGGCGAGTATCATCGCTGATGCTGGCAATGCCCGTGCTGCGGACAAGTTGGCGATTGTCGAATTGGGGATTGGACATGTCGCCCGTCGCATCATCCAGTTGATGCAACAGTTCATGACTGGTGAGCAGGTCGCCCGTGTGGTGGGTCGTGGCGGCGAGAACCTTTTTGTGACGTACACCCGGGACGATATCATCGGGGAGTACGATTATTCCGTGGAGGGCGGTTCTACGCAGCCCACCAATGACACCATCCGTAAACAGCAGGCCGTTTCGTTGTTGAACGCCATGGCCCCGCTGGTGGGGACCGTGATTGATCCGACAGCGCTTGCGAGGCATGTACTCCAACGCGGTTTCGACATCAAGGACCCCGACAAGTTCCTGATGCAGCAGGCCCCGATGATGCCGGAAGGCGGCGGTGGTCCGCCGCCGGGTCCACCCGGCGCAGCGGGCCTGCCGATGATGCCCCCTGAAGATGCCTTTGCAGAGACTAGCGGTGTTCCGCCCGAGTTGGTAACGCAGTTGCAGAATCAGATGGGCGTGGACTTGGGAAGTCTATAGATCGATTGGGACAGAGTGTCCCTAGTAGAAGAGAGCAGTCGCTCAATAGGCGAACTCTCAGGAGGCAATAAAATGGAAGATGCAACGGAACCCACCGAGGTGGATAGTCCGGATTCTTCGGTTGGGGTTTCGGAGGAACCTGCTGAATCGTACACCGTGAAGGTGGATGGTTTAGAAGAGCAGGTCAGCCTTGAGGAACTTCGGGATGGATACCAGCGACAGTCGGATTACACCCGTAAGACGCAGGAACTGGCATCCGAACGCAAAAGGTTGCAGCAAGCCGAAGCGATAGTCACT